AGCAAGGATGTCAGACCGCCGTTAAATGGTTAATGAAGCGTTTGCATCAAGCAAAAGAAATAGAACTGTATAATAAATATTACAAAGACGCTTTAGATGGGAATGTACAAGCATTTAAGGCATGGCAAGAATTTTCAAAAGATTTCTTCAAAGAAGATAAAGAAAATGAATTGACAAAATTATTAAATAAAATTCCAGATAGTGAACTGGAAAATAATGAGGAAGATTACAGCTATACCTATGAAGAATAAAATCGCTATATGAGTTGTTATATACCAGATATGACTATTACGGTTTTATTTAAGATATTTTATGCCACATGATAGGATTTTTTCTATTGTGTGGCTTTTTTGTTTATAAGAAAGGTAAAGAGAATGACTAGAGAAGATAAATTAAAACGTATTGTAGCTGATCCTATTCTGTGGATTAAGCATTTTTGCGTTATTGTTGACAAAGAAGGTAGAAAAGTACAATTTGAACCTACATATCATCAAAAAATTTTGTCTAAAAATTTTGGAAAATATAATCTCGTCTCAAAATCAAGGCAGTTAGGAGTGACTTCTTTTGCATTAGCATATTCCTTATATTTGACACATACAGAACCAGATACAGTATGTATGATTATGAGTTATTCACTTGATACAGTAGATATTGTTTTTAAGAAGTTAAAAGCTATGTATGATGACCTAAGTACGGCAGTAAAGATAAAGGATGTTGCAAATAACAGGAAGGAACTCATACTTGAAAATAGAAGCAGAATTATATGTTGTGTATGTGGTTCAAAAGATGCCGCAAGAGGTAGTACATTGAGATACGTTCATTTGACAGAAGTGGCATTTATGGATGATGAAAAATTAAAAAATCAGTTAGTTGCTATTGAAGCTGCATTACGTCCTGATGGTCAGATGGTACTTGAATCAACAAGCAAAGGTATGAACCGTTGGTTTGAAATGTGGATGCAAGCAGTTAATCATGAATCACAGTATAAGCCATTCTTCTTTTCGTGGTTAGATGATAAATATTTGTTTGCGAAAGACTATGAGGAAAATTCAGAGATTTATAAAAATCGGAACGGACGTTATCTTACAGTTGATGATCTGGATGAGGAGGAATTGGTGTTGTATTATAAAATGAAAGGTGACAAGAATCCGCTTGCCTTAATGAAATTGATGTGGCGAAGGATGAAAATAGCAAATATTGGACTAGAAAAATTCCGTCAGGAATACCCCTCTAATGCAATGGAGAGTTTCATTGTATCTGGGAATAATATCTTTGATTTACAACTCATACAATCACGTCTTAATTTCGTTGATGATACCCCTAAACTTGAATTGCCGAATAAATTACCCCCTATTTTTAGAAAATGGAAAAACAGTATCACAATATGGAAATATCCACAAGTAGGCAGAAAATATTATGGTGGAGTTGATACTGGAGAAGGAATCGGTAGCGACAACAGTATTATTTCTATTGTGGATTCAGACGGATTCCAATGTTTTGAATTTGCAAACAATAAAATCAAACCTTATGAATTTGCGGAACTTGTTAGGGCTGTAGGAAAGTATTACAATACTTGCTTGCTTGTAATAGAAAAACTATCCGCTGGTCATACGGTTGTAGATAAATTATATGATTCCAATAATAGATACATAAATTTGTACAAGTATAAATCTTATGACGCTAAAGGCAAAATGAGAAAGAAGCCTGGATTTGAAACAAGTCTCAAAAGTAGACCTATTATCATAAACAGATTTGTTGAACTGTTTGAAAAAGGAGAAGTTTGTATAAATTCAAAGGGCTTGCTTAATGAAATGAAATCATTCCAAGTTGATAATAATGGTAAGGTTCAGGCGGTAGTAGGAGCAAAAGACGATAGAGTTTTGGCGTTCTGTATGGCGTTAGAAGGAATTGCAAGTGGATTATATTACATATAGTCCACTGAAAAACGCATACAGAGCGATTTTTTGAAAGGAAATAATAACATGGAACACGCAGAATACAAAAAGATTCTGGATAAAGCTATGGTTGATTATATCAATAGCGGTGGGAGCGTGTTTTATATGGGAAGTGTGGTAAAGGAATATATCTTTGATTATGACAATAAAAACATGGCATATGATTCACGCAGACGCTTAGAAGATAAAGCGGTAAAAGCAATCACAGAAAAGAAAAGTTTACCTGAAGGAATCCGATTAAAACAGTGCATATGGCATAGAAAGGATAGGTAATGATTGGAACAAAACATAACCCCATAACAAGATTTGGGGATTATATAAAAGGTTTATTCAAAAATTCGGCTGTAGGAAGGACAGCGGAAGGAGGAAGAATGTTAAGCGGTTATTGGTTTGAATCTGAAATCAAGAAAAATAAATATACTGATAGAATTTCCCGTATCAATACGATTGATGAATATTTGCGGAGGGAACATAAGGTATTGTCTCGCCCCAATTTTGAGTTTAAGGAAAAGACATTTGAAACGGCAAAAATTATATTGCAGACTTTGAAAAGTATTATTAAATTCCATGTATCATATATTTGCGGAAATCCTGTTTCCCTCACTGGTGACAAGGAATTTGTTTCATATTTGAATCAGATATATAAGAAAGGTAACTATACTAAAGTAGATTTGGCAGTTACCAAAGATTTGATTACATATGGTGACGCTTTTGAATATGTATACATGGACGAAAACGACAATATTCAGTCCAAGATTATTAGGAACAAGGATTCTTACCCCATATATGATAGTAATGGAGTATATACAAATTTTGTGGAATATTGGAAAGATGAAGATACAAGAGCAGATCATTATGTAGTGTATTATCCTGATAAAGTAGAAATTTATGAGAATAGGAAACTTATAGATACCAGAGTGAATCTGACAGGACTTCCAATCTGGTACAGTAGCATGGATAAAGCAAAGTATGATAAATTTGGCGATCCTGTCATTCTGGATTTGATACCCCTTATGGATGCGATTGAAAATCTGCTTTCTAAATTGGATGATGCAGTAACTACATTGTCATTAAATCCATTAGGTGTTGTGAGTGGACAGCGTATAGATTCTTCTATTCCTAATAATATCGCCGGAACTGTATTGAATCTTGAAGATGGTTCAGAATTTAAGTATGCAAATGCTAATATGGATAGAAATTCTGTCAAACTTGAACTTGATTATATTATCCAACAGTTTTATGCGGTTGCTTGTGTTCCCTCATCCATTTTAGGACAATCCAACGTAGCAAATGTTTCAGAGACAAGTATCACAATGTTGTATCAACAGACGGATAATATTGCAAGACAGTACATTGCTAGTCTGCTTGAAGGATTCTTTATTAGGTTGGCTTATATCAGGAAACTTTTAGAACTGAAAAATATCCCCATATCGGATGAAGTTTTTGACAGTGTAAATGTTTCTTTTAATGTAAACCGTCCAGTAGACAACAAAGCTGATATGGAGAATATGAAAATGCAGTATGATTGTGGTGCTATGTCACGTCAGACTATTATAGACAGATCCCCATATACGACTAATACAGCTTTGGAATTGGAGCGTATAGAAGCAGAGAGAATTAAAGCGGAACAAGATGCTACAGCGTCCAAAGATTCAGAAGATGATGAAATAACCCTTAATAGTGATTCAGATGGTAATGAAAATAAAGATACAAAAGAAGAATTAAAAGAATTGATTGACAATAAGGCAGATTAACCCCTTATTAAATTTTATAATAATTCGGGGATGGCTATAAAAAGTTATCCCCTTATTTTGTATTCAGATACAGACGCATTATTTTATGGAAATCCTTTCTGGTAGAGATACCCCTTTTTTATTCTATAAGGTAGTGTGTCTATATGTGAATACAAAATTTAACCCCTGTTTATAGAATATGGGAGTATAAAATTGGTTCTACAAAATATGGAGTAGGGTATTCGTAATCCCTTACCTATATGAATATTGCGTTATAAGGTGTACTATTGTAAAGATATGTTTAACCCCTAATTTGTAATGAGCATACATATAGAGTTGATTATGGAATTTTGCGCCTGTTCGCAAAGGTTAAAATGTGGAATTTACGAACACTTACTATTATGTTCTGATAATTCTAAGGTACTGATATGCGACCTTAACCCCTTATTTTCCTAGTATTGTGGTAGGTATTTAACCCCATATTTTGTGTTGTGAAGTTATGGAAAATATGTATAGAAAATTATTATGCAAACATTTCACATATAATAATAAGTTATGCACAATAAGCATACCAGAATCAACCCCATATTTCACCCCTGTTTTCGGAGATAAACCTACTGAAATAGTAGGGATTAAAATTTGCATGGATTCATGGGTATTTAACCCCATATTGGGGAATTGTCCATCATGGACAACAGCGGTCAAAAAAGTGTTCGTAAATTAACCCCTTATTATATGATTCAGAGCATACAAAAAAGACACTCAAATTTTATGAGTGCCTTGTGTCCAATTTTGGCGTGATGTCGGTTTAACCAACTTCTAAAATTAACCCCATATTTTCAGATTATTTCTTTTTGGAATAAGGATCAGGAATATCATAGCCACCACGATTGAATTTGTCTTTTACGTCATTCTTAGACATTCCATTAGTTAGATCATGATTCATTGCTCCATAATCTGTCTTATATCCGTCTGGTGATATGCGGTTGTTGAATGTGTGTTCTCTTTTGTATAGAGGTATTCCGATTATAAGCCCAAATACAATCAATCCTATCAAAGTTTCCATGATTAACCCTCCCTTTATGCCATTGTATCATATGGGCGGTAGTTTTCCAATGCTTTTTTCTGTTTGTAAAGGTGTAGCTTTAGGAACAGTGCGGAAAGTGGCGAAAATGGCTATATTTTATGTTTGAAAAGGTTCAAAAATAAATACGAATATATTCGCAAATACTATTGACCTTTACGGATAAATGTGCTATCATAAGAACATAAGATATTCGGAAAGGTGGTATTGAGATTATGAACATATACGGATATGCAAGGGTAAGCACGAAAGAACAGAATTTAGCAAGGCAGTTAAAAGATTTTGAGGAAATGGGGATTGATAAGCGTTTCATTATTGTGGACGAGCAAAGCGGAAAAGACTTCAATAGAAAAGGTTACAATAGTTTAGTGGGAACTGAATACAATGCACCTCTGCTACATGAGGGGGATTTAATGATAATCCATTCTATTGACCGTATGGGAAGGGATTATACAGAAATTCAGGAACAATGGAAGTATATCACGCACACGCTAAAGGCAAATATAAAGGTTTTGGATATGCCGTTACTTGATACAAGCGTTTCTAAAGATAATTTAGACAATCGCTTTATAGCTGATCTGACTTTGCAGATACTTTCATATGTTGCGGAGAAGGAGCGACAAAACATTAAAGCACGTCAAGCACAGGGAATAGCAGCTATGCCCGTGATAAATGGTAAAAAGGTTTCTTCTAAGACTGGCAGAGCATCCGGCAGACCTTCAGCGGAGTTCCCAAAAGAATGGAACGCTTACTATACAGAATGGAAACAAGGCAAGATCACAGCTAAAAAGTGCATGGACGATATGCAACTAAAACGGACTACATTCTATAAACTTGTGAAAATCCATGAACAAAAAACAAAATAGCCTTCTGTAAATGTGGGGTGTACTTGTGGGTGCGCTCCATCTTTGCGTTAATGGCTTGCGTGTGTTCCGTGTGGCGGTTCTGTCCGTGTTCTGCTATGGGTATTTGTGACGGTTCTATTCTAAAGCCGTTTCTATCGGTTTAGGGGTATCGTGTAACCTGATAGCCATATTGTGTCCAGTAGTGGCAAGGTGGAGCGTTTCAAGCTGCCTATTCATCATAATTCATATTGATATAGTGGGAAATAGATTGATTGCGTTTCTACTATATATAGGACATTCAGAGCAAAAGAAAATCAGATCAAAAGAAAAAGCCTTTCACCGTGTAAAGGTGTAGGCTTGTTTCTGGTGTGGTTCTATTCGTGATCCGTTTGTGTTCCGTCTGGTATATATTCCAGTATATCCCCCGGCTGACAATCTAACAAGGTGCATACTTTGTTTAATGCGTCTTGTGTCAATAACTTGTTATCTCTAATTTGTTGTAGCTGTCCTTCGGTGAAAATCTTTTCTTTTCTTATTTTGTATGTGCTATATCCTATGTTTTTTAGTGCTTGTATAATATCTATTTTGTACTTTACCAAAATATCACCGTCCTTTCAGATATATAATACCATGAATATACATCAAAAATAAATGTACAATATGCACTAAAATTTGATGTATAGTTTGTGCATTGTGCCAATAGACATACATCTAAATTTGATGTATACTTAGACCATAAGATAAAGCAAGGGCAACGACCTGAGAAATCAAAACCCTTGCAATATCTTAAATCACAACTGAATAGGGGGTGATGGTCATGTACACCGATTACGGTTATATCGGTAAAGCTGATAACATCTTGTACGCAACAGAGCAAGAAGCGTTAGAAGCCAACACCGACAACTAACCACACCAACACGGGGCATAGGTGAAAACCTTGTAAGTCCCCGTTGTAAAACCTATTCGCAAATTGCACTTTGACAACTAAATATTATTCAGTGTGTCGGCTGTGCAATTTCATTATAGCATAAGCCGACCAAAAAAGAAAGGACGGTTTTTGTATGAAAGGAACAACAAAAATTGATAGCTTAGGAACAATCAATCTTTCAGGTGTAAGTATTGGTGATGGACAGTTAGAAGTACATATACCGATTGAGGACGTGTCAAAGCAGCTTGACAAGATTTTTGATGAATGTACAGCCGATTATATGAAAAAGCATGGAAATGTGAAATCATGTGATGAACTTAACTATGATGTCCGTGTGGTGTTCTCTTGCGGTGGTTTTGTATCTGGTAACAGTGATACAGAGTTTAACTTATTTATCATTGTATGGCAGAAAGTAGACGATATGACAGCGGAGTTTTACGAGCAAATACCAGTAACATTTGATAATGAGGACACAAAGAAGATAAAGCGTGTTATATGGGATAGTTTAGGAGAAGCGTTATTTAATCTGTAATTAAACCAAACAACAACAATCAGCGGATAGAATAGGAGAATATATATTATGAAGAAAAAGGAAATCACAACAACAATCGGAACAATCAATCTGAATGATATTGAGTTTTGCGAAAATACGATTGATGTATTTATCGGTATTGAATCAGTATCGGAGGATATTCAAAAGAAAATCGGTGAAGCGGTGGAAATTGCAAAAGCGGATCATATGCAGATGGTAAAGGAATATTTCATACATAAAGATTTAAACTGGACGGATGCAGGAGTTGAAACAAACTTGACTTTACATATTATCGTTGAGAATAAAAAGTTTTCATATCGGATTGAAATTGATATTGAGGACAAGAAAGACGATAGAGTTTGGACAGGTGCAAGCGTTGACGTTGATTTATCAGAGTATCAGAACGAATTGAAAAAAGCCATTGTAAAAGCTATGATTGATAATTTCTTTTAACTGTAAAGGTGGTGTGTGTATATGTTGGTAATGATGAATGTTGATGAAATCAGAATACCGACAATATACACACATACACCGCCACGGAAAGAAAAGATTGATAATTCTATGTTGTACTATATGGAGCATGGAGCATTGAAAAGCAACATAGTAGTAACACAAAAGGGATTGTTGATTGATGGTTATTGTAGTTATATAGTGGCGGTTGTGTGTGGTATATCATCGGTACAGTGTGAAATCAATACAAAGTTTATTAGTAGGCGTGTTGATGGAAAGAATAGGAAAGTAAACAATGCACAACACAAGCGAAAAATTTTGTATCATAGGCAAAATGGCAAGTGTGCCGTGTGTGGTATGCAATTACAGATTGACGATTGTACAAGCGAGGATTATTTAACTTTAGATCATATTTTACCAGTGTCTAAAGGTGGTAGTAATGGTTTGATGAATTTACAAGGGCTATGCCGCCATTGCAACTACCAAAAACAAGATGATTATAAGGAGGACACGAAACAATGAGAGAAGCCACAATTCAGGAGCTTGTAAAGGATTTACAGGGTAAAACCGTAAAAGTGGAAAGCGTTGATATTTACGGCGTGAGTATCAGCTTTTTCATGGCAAGAGTTGAGTACAACGAGGAGGACAACGAACTAACTTTTGTAGCTGGACGGCATGACAGCGAATGGGGATTCGGTGGAATCACTTATAGAGTTGATGACGTTGTGGAAAGTATCACGCTTAATGATGATGGCAGCTATCAGATTGAATTTAATCAGTATATGGCGGATATTCTGATAGAAACAACACATAGCATTAAAGCGGTAGAGTAAAGCCGTAACAACTGAATATGGATTGAACAAAGAGCCTTGCAAGGTATAAAAGCCTTGTGAGGTTTTTTGTTGTGTCCGTATTCGTTTATATGGGGATATTGTAGGGCATTTCAGACGGTGGAGCATGGGGCAAATTGTACTTGTAACTATGGCTTGTATAGTCTGATATGCTATGGACTTTTACGAACACAACACGCTACAAGCCGATTTTGGGCGGTTTTGTGGGTGTGGTGGTACTGGACTACTACCAACAAAAAGAACGCCTTAAAATGGATTGTAGAGCATGTGAGGGGGATTGTGTAAAGTGGCGGTATGATATGGGTGTGATGAATTGACTCCCCAGTTAGACAATGCTAACCCTAGCTATACCAATTTTTTTTACACCGACAAAATTTTGACCTTTTATCAGTGTGATTATATCTTATATCCTACATAATTATTTCATAAATTAAGTGGGAGGAATCATACATGATGAATGGTACTATTACAATTAACAACGCTGATTACAAAAATATCTTTATTGATATAGCGGAAAAACTCTATACAAAACGTTTGATTGACAATGAAGAGAGAGTAAGGTTACTGAATATTATCAATAAGGATAAAAGTATTTTAAAGACTGAAAACTGAATATTGAATCATAGGATTACGGTATAACGCCGTAGTCCTTTTTTATTGCAAAAATTTAAACAAAGGAAGGATGATTTTTATAAGTATGACAATGACAGCTACAAACATTGATATGAATAAGGTGAATTTCTTCAGGACAGAAAAGACAGAGGATGAAAAAGCAGAGGAAAAAGCAAAATACAATAGTTTTATGAACTTTATGACGGATATAATCGTGAAATACGGATTAAATGAAAACGATCAATAATCGGTTGGAAATAGTAGGTTTGAGTGGTATAATGGATACAGACCATGAGGACTTTCATATAGAGAAGTTAGGAAGGTGTTACTATGGAATCAAGAAAAGGTAAAAAGTGCATATTATATTCCAGAGTGTCAACGGAAATGCAGATAGATGGGTATTCCCTAGAAGCACAAACACATGGATTAAAGCGGTATGCGGATAGAGAAGAAATGATTGTTGTAGATACATATGAGGATGCGGGGAAATCTGGTAAATCCATAGAGGGTAGACCAGCTTTTAAACGTATGCTCAATGATATATCACAAGGTTTAGAGATAGATTATATTCTTGTGTATAAATTATCACGTTTTGGCAGAAATGCAGCGGATATACTTAGTTCACTGGAATATGTACAGTCTTATGGTGTGAATCTTATCTGTATAGAAGAGGGTATTGATTCGTCTATGACCGCAGGACGGTTACTTATATCTGTATTATCGGCGGTAGCGGAGATTGAAAGAGAGAATATTATAGAGCAGACCATGAACGGACGTAGAGAAAAGGCAAGACAAGGCGGTTGGAATGGTGGTTTTGCTCCATATGGCTAGAAATTGGAAAATAACAAACTTCTCATAGCGGAAGATGAAGCGGATGCAATCAGAATCATATTTGATAAATTCATCAATACCGACATGGGATATAATGGCGTGGCAAAATATTTGAATCTGCAAGGAATCAAAAAGAAAGTTAGACAGAATGGCACTCTTACAGAATGGAGTTCAAAAACTGTTAAGGAATTGATAGATAACCCTGTTTATTGTGGTAAATTAGCATATGGCAGACGTATCAGGGAAAAAGTAAAAGGTACGAAGAACGAGTATAAGCAAGTCAGAACAGATAATTATATTCTTGTGGACGGAGAACATGAAGCCATTATCAGTGTAGAAGATTGGAACAAGGCAAAAGTAAAACGTGATGCGACTGGAATTAAAGCACCATCAAAAGTAGGTAGGGATCGGGCGCATTTACTTACTGGAATATTAAAGTGTCCTGTTTGCGGAAGTCCTATGTACACCAATAAAAACGCATGGACAAACAAAGATGGAAAATATAATGAAAGATTTTACTATGTGTGCAGTAGAAAACGTCAACAGAGAGGAAAATCATGAAGTTATTCCGCACAGTTGATGAAAGAATCTATTGAGCCAGATGTGGTAAAAGCTATCAAACAGCTTGTGACTAATGAAGAATTTGCAAAGGAAATCAAAAGTAGAATTGGCACAGAAATTGATACTACTGAAATTGATAAAGAGATTAAAAATTATGAAACAAATTTGAGACAAGTAGAAAATAATAAACGTAGGCTTGAAAGTGAAATAGATTCACTTCCAGAAGATGCTAAGTATCGTGATAGAAAATTACAGGATATGAACCGTAGATTGGATAGTCTGTATGATACAATTTATGAGTTGGAAGATAAGATTGAGGAATCAAGGGCAAAACGGAAATCAATAGAAATGAGCGCAATCACGATTGATAATGTATACAAAGTATTGCTTAATTTTGATAAGGTGTATGACCGCCTGAATGATGAAGAAAAGAGAACTATGATTCAAGGCTTTATCAAGGAAATACAGATATATCCAAAGGAAGAGCAAGAGAAGTATGAACATCCTATTAGAAATATCACATTCAACTTCCCTGTGGTTGTCAATGGGGAGGAAGTAGACACAATTTTGTGGGAATCTGGTAATACCGTTGAGACGTGCGTCTTATTAACCCATAAAAAACCTACATCATTTATTGAGGTTACAATGGACTATGAAAAGATTGTACCTAACCAGAAGCCAGGGAAAGCCACATATAAGATGATAACGGACTATGTAAAAGAAAAATATGATCTTGTAGTAAAGAGTACAACGATAGCAGAAATCAAACGCTCATTTGGGCTTGAAGTCGGTGATTATAATGTAAAGGAAGAAAAGACAAATTATCGGAAAGAGAAAGTCACACCAGAGAAACGGAAAGCGGTTGAAGATGCACTAAGACATTTCGGAGTGATTGAATAATTTAAACAGTAAGCATAAGGGCATTACCATTTAGAGAAATAGAATGGTAGTGCCTTTATTTTTGTTGTTTAAAATCATAAGAAAGGAATAGTCAATATGAAAACAATTAGAAACATGAATGATTTACAAAAGGCACTTATGCCTACAATGGAAAAGATGGTAGGAGCAATGGCAGATAGGGTTTATGAAACTTTGAATTTCTTCCTACAAGAATATTATAACAGTTATGATCCCGTATCCTACCAAAGAACACTGGATTTTCTATACTCGGCGGTAAAAGTAGAACCTAAAGTAATGGGAAATAAAGTAGTAGCATCCGTTTATATCGACACAGAATCAATGGATAACTATTATGAAGCTACTGGTTATCAGGTGGCAACATGGGCGAATGAAGGTACACATGGAGGAACGATTGAAGGAAATAATACACCTCATGTATGGCAAGATACATTAGATAATACTGTAAATAATGGAGAACTTTTGAAATTGGCAATGGAATACTTAAAAAGCAAAGGATTTTCAGTAAGAGCATAGAGAAAGGAATCTGAAGATATGGCAAAAGTTAATAATGCGATTCGTATTGTAGAATTTGAAACAGAAGATGATTTGTATGCACAAATGGAGAATGATTTAGTGAGTTGTTTTAATGAACCAGATTCAAGATGTTATAAATTAAAAAATATTCAGATATTGAATGAAAACCATGCAATCCTATATTTTGAAGAAGATATAAATACAATCATGGTTAGATTCATTTATAACAAAGAAGTATTACACATGGAAGAAGCACCAGACGATATAAGTTATTTTACAATTCAGGAAATATCTTTACTCAATGATTTAGGAATAGTAACTATTGATGATACGACTTATGACATTGAAGAAATTGAATATGTAATGGATATATATGGTGTACGCCATGCAGATATTTATTTGAATTGAGAAAGTGAGGAATAATTTTATGACAAGTAACCAAAACAGAAAGTATTCAGAAAATCAGTACAAGAGGACACCTGATCCAATAATGGAATCTGGTTTTACAAATTATGAACGATTGTTAGTGGAACTGAATAACCGTATGTATTATCCACAAGAAACGTATGAAAAATTTCTAAATGAGAATGGACTGTTAGCGGAAGAAACATTTGATAAGAATACAGATCATGCACAGCTTTTGGAAACAGTATATAGCATTTTACAGACGCTATTAAGAATTTGTCACGTCCGGGCAAGCGTCAACTGCTTTACAAAACCGTCTGAAAGACCTTAGAGCAGAAATCAATAGGATAAAAGCAGAAATGCACTATGAGGATTCTGATTTTTCATTTATGTATTACACACGATAAGAAAGGAGAAGTATCTATATGAGTATGAATCTGATGTATTCTCCGCTTGAAACGATATTTGAAGCAACTATGGAGCGTGAGGGGCGTACAGTAACATCATATACAAGTGGGAATCAGTTTCAAGCATTTATGCGTAGAAATGATGATGGGAATAATTATGAGGATAGAATCACGCTATTTTATTCTGTAACTGCACCAGTTGTACAAGGGAGCTTAATTTCATATGGAAACAAAATTTATATTCTTGTCAACAGAGAAACAGAAGAAAACCATTGTTACTATAAGTCAAGTGGTTTAGCTTGTAACGGAATGATTACTTTAAATAATGGACACGTTATAGGAGTTCCGTGTTATGGCTCATCAATGAAAGATGGTCTTGTAGAGCATAGCAGTGTTATTTCTGTCATTGATGGGAATATGGAATTTATTACGGAATCCAATTCATTAAGTAGACAAATTGAAATAGGTGACACGTTTAATGAATATGGTCGCACATGGAAAGTAGATAATATCTATTATAAGGATGGAGTTTTACATATTATTACAGAAGTAACCGCTAATGAAAAGCCTTATGAAAAGATTCAGATTTTCATTGACGGTTTAAATCCATCATATGAGATTGGCGATACTACAAAATTAGAAGCTACATTATATGTAAATGATGTGATAACCACAGGAACAGTTACATGGAAATCATCTGATAATGCTACTGCTACAATAGATGGTGAAGGGAATGTATCTTTTCTGAAAAATGGATATGTTGAATTTACTGCTTATTGGGTTGAGAAAAATGCGTATCAAAGCACAGAAATAGTTGCTATTGGAAAAGATATACCAGTAACAGGATATACAGTGGTAATTGATGGACTTGACGAATTGACAGTTGGATATAGCAGAACATACACCGTCCGTTTGTATGATTCAAACCAAACAGAAATCACAGGAACATGGAGTTTTGAAACAAGTTGTGCATATCCAAAACTAATTAAAACTACAGTGACAGGGAATAAGATAAAAATAAGTACAGAAGATGATGATAACTTACTTGATGAAAAATTGATACTTACTGCAACTGATACTACCACAGGGGCGGTTGGCATAAAATCCATTGAATTAGTTGGTCTATGGTAAAAAAGAAAAGCCTAGAGTAAATGCTAGGCTCTCTTTTAAGGAAATTATTATTTACGACTTACTATAAAATGTATCTTCTAACATTTTAGTGATTTGATTCAGCTTATTCATGTATTTATCTGGCATATGTCCTAGTATCTGTCTAAAAGAACCTGTATCCATAAAAAGCAGACCATTAAAACCAACGACACCATTTACAGTATGTCCGTCAATTTCTACACCCTCAAATGGCACTCTTAATGGAGAAGATATATTTGTGGATGTAAAAATTGGAGCAACTAAATACATAGGCATTTCATCGTTCTGTGATGAATCTGGATCGGGTAAATTTAAATATGAGTAGTCCAAAATAACATATGGGCGTTTTTTTGGTTCATTCGTTGAAGATAACTGTGAAGTGTCATTTGCCAAAACAATAGTTCCTATTTCTAATTGGAAACTAGAATCAGAATATGGAATATCATGAATATGTTTTACAACATTCTCAATTTGACAATTAAAATGGTTACAAATTTTATCAACAGTAGTTAAAGTGATGGGTTCGTTTTTTCCTATTTTTGCCAATGTAGCATTTGACATTCCTATCATTTTGGCAAATTCCATTTTAGTGATATTCATTTCATTTAACATTTGCCAAAGTGGTTCATATGATAAACTCATATATTTTCATCCTTTCCTATTTATATGTATCTATGATAACACTGATTTGCACAAAAGTAAATCTATTTTCAAAAAAACAGAAAAAAGGTATTGACAAAAATATGTGCTTGTTGTATAGTAGGTTTAGAAAAACAGAAATGGTTTCATAAAAACAGAAATACAGAGATTCACAAGGAGGATTCACCATTTGAGTAAGAAGAGTTGGGAACGTAAAGAGTGTGATGGTTGTAAATCTTACAATCCAGAGTGTCGGATGGGTGCTTGTAGCATCTATCCGTACCAAAAGCAGAAAAAAACAGAAGTAAAAAAGGTAGAAATACATGATACAGGCTAAAAAGCCGATTATTTTTTAGGTTTTAAGAGAAATGTCAAGTACATCTTAATGCAATGTACTGACAATGCCAAAACAATGCAAGGATAATATCAAAGGAAGGTGTGATATATGTGTATGAAATGAAACGTAGAAAAGGCAGTGGATATGTGACACAAAAATATGAGTTGAACCGCTTGGATTACATAATTTTAGATACGTTATATGATGGCGGTTTTAAAGATTATTACCATGCTATTACCATTTTGGAAATATTGGAGTTAAACAACGATTCTTTAAAAAGAATGACGGTGTACAAAAAATTGCAAAAGTTGGTAGAAGCAGAATATATCGCTAAAGGAATCATTGATAACCATAGTGACACTTATTATCTGCTTGAAAAAGGAATTAAAACAGTTGAAGGAGGAAGAAAAGAATGAGTTTAAAGAGTGATGTAATGTTTTTGGGATTAGGGAATTGTGGATGTAAACAGGCTAAAGTGTTCTATGAAATGGGATACAAAGCTATGTTTGCTAATGGTAGTGAACAGGATTTAAAAATATTGGGTGATGTTCCTAACATTTATCGGTTAAAAAATTTTGATGGGTTTGGTGGACACAGGGAAAGGGCATTGGATTGTCTTGCGGAAAATGAGGAATTTGTAGAAGCATTACAAGGTATAAAAGAAAAAATCGTATTTGTGCTTCATTCAACAGGCGGTTCAACTGGATCAGGAATTGCACCATACGGCGAAGAAGTATTAACAGAACAAAAAGATGAAGATGGCAATACAGAAAAGATAGTATGTCCAGTTCCTACACTTCCATCTTTTGATGAACCTATCGGGAAAAAGAGAAGTGCATATAAGGCTATGTTGGATATTCAGGAAATGAAAGATGTATTGGGTGCAACTTTTTTCATCAATAACAACGCTGCTAAAGATTATGACCGTATCAATAGTAATTTTGCAAAAATGTTAGATAGTTTTCTTACCAATGCTTCATATGGAAAGCTGAATAACTTTGATGAATCAGAGAAAATTGAAATGTTACGTCAATCAGGTGCAACGGTTTTAGGACTGTTTGGGAAAGAACACGATAAGACTTTCATGTTGGAGCGATTAACAAAGAATGGTATCTTTGCACCAATAGAGAGTAACAAAATTTGTGGTGACATTGCAGTTGTTCACAGTGGTTCGGATAGTTCGGATATAACAGTAGAGGATGTTATAACTGAATTTGGAAAGCCATTTAATATCTTTGAAGGGTACAACAACGGAAACTCTACGCTGATATGTGTAAACGGTCTTGATTATCCGGTGACACATATTAAACAGTTGGGAGAACTGGCACAACAGGCTTTTAATGAACGCAACAGGAATAGAAAGAGTGTTGAAAAGTTATCTGATTTGGATTTTATGGAAGAAAAAGCACCAAAAGTAACGCCAGAAAAGAAAACTTCTTCAAAATTAGACTTATTGCGTATGCGTATGAAGAAATGACAAGTAAACAAAGAGCATACTTGAGAGGTTTAGCAAATACCTTACAACCAATTTTTCAAATTGGAAAGTCTGGCTTATCAGATAATTTAATCAAGCAATTAGATGATGCC